ATTTCTTCTTCAAATTTTGACCTGTATTTGATAGACATTTTGTTTTGTCTCCTTTTATATTCAATAGGTCAGATGCTGTAGTCTTAGATACTCCCTTTATTAGAATATCCATTACTTGTTTATCTACTTTTGACATATGCTCTTTTAGTTAGTAGCTGACAGTAAACATATATACATAAATGCCCAAATTAATAGTATTTGGATGATAGTACTTGTTATTAATCTAAATTTATTCATCTCTTGTCGAGTAGATATGCTATTAAAGTAAAGACATCCTACTAATGATAAAACAAAAGTTCCTAACATATTTTTCTCCTATTTAGTTCCTAGTGTAACTAGTGCTCTAGTCTCTTCTAGTATTTCATCCCAGGTCATTCCGTATTCGTTACATTTTTCTATGCCCTTTTGAGTTCTACTAAAAAAAGACTCGTATTGTTCTCTTACGGCTTCTTCATAATCATCTACGGTTTCGCACCACTCAAAGCATTTCTCTGCGCTAATAGGACCAACTCCTGGTATACCCTCTATATTATCTGTAGAATCCCCAGTAAGTACTTGTACGTATTTACTATGAATTGCTTGTTCTTCAGATACTTCATACAACAAGTCCTTAACCCAATTGTAATGCCATCCAGAAATTTGATCTAAATCTTTATCGGTAGAAACTATGCAGGTTTCTTTTATAGCGCTTTCATTGCTTTGTAAATCAGCTAAAATATCATCTGCTTCGATATCATCCAATTCTTCAGCGTCCCATACATCTTTTAGATACTGCTTAATCTCATTGTACCAATGTGGTTTATGTAAAGGATCTCTATTTCCTTTATAAATCTTTATGGTAGCAACTTGGTCTCTAAAGTTTGTACTTCCACTAAGAAAAATCTGCATTTCTACGTCTTTAAATCTATTAGATAAAAATCTTTCTATTTCTTTCAACACAGTTTTAACGTTATTAAGAGCATTTTCAACAGGCTCAATAACCGTATCAACTACTACTGAGTAATTGCAACCTTCTTGACCATTCTCTTTTTTCCAAGCAAGCATATCTTTCTTATACTTAAACTTTGGTATTTCACCTTGAAACAAAGGTATTGATAGATTATAGATTTTACTTTGTGCCGCGAAGCCGCACCTGTAAAGTATTATATCTCCGTCTATTAGTGCTTTCATATTAATTTACAAGAATATCACTATTAGATTTCTTGTCTCCAGGATTTGTTTTATCTCTATGCTTATCCAGCATACCTTGCATTTCTTCTAGTCCTTCATACCCTTGTACTAAGAAGGGTACTTCGGCCTCAACTACATCCGTTTTTTTATTTATTATAGAATAAACTAGATGATTAGAATCTTTGTTTACTGATGGTTGAACTACTAGTTTATAATCTTCAGTTTCTCCAAGGAATCTACTATTCATAACTTGCTTCCTCTCCTAAATCTTCGTTTAAATTATCATCAGAATCATCATCATAGTATCCTTCTCTTGCGTTTGTTGCATCTGTATAAAACTTAGCAGTGTAAGATTCAACCGCCTTGTCTATGATTTCAGATTTCTTTTTAGCGTTAGAACCTAACGAAACAGCTCCAGAAGTGATTAACAAGTTAACCATAGCTATTGCTCTCTGTAAACACGCTTCGTATCTTATTTCTTTAGATCTCAATTTATCTTCTGCTTCTTTGCCTGACCAATAGGCATCTCTAGTCAAAGTTTTTCCGCCACTAATTTTTTGCTCTGAACTAACTGGTTTTTCTTTCATGGCTGTTTTTTCTGACGCATCCAATACCTCTACAGTTTTAAGATCTATATTCTTATAGATACCTTTTTCTGTAAAAACAAATCTTATCTTATTGCCTTCCTTAAAAAGGACCTTTGCGGCATCAAACCCTGCCCCATACCAAGTTCCATCTTGCATTTTAACCGATACGCCTCTTGCTACACGTATTACCTCTACTACACCTTCTATTGTATTCATATTTATAACCCCCAATGAGTTCCTGTCTTAATTTCTGCCTCTAGCGGAACATTAAAGTCAATTCCGTATATTTTCTCCATATACTCTACTGGAAATGTTCGTAGAGCCTTCGACATGGTTTCTCTAAAAAAGTTCAATTCTTCTGGATGAACCTCGCAGATAATTGAATCATGTATAGTATTTACTATAAAAGACTTAGCATTATTAATTTTGAACGAATGCCAAGCATATACTAAAGCCATTGGCACTATTTCTGCCGTGGCCAAGTATTGTACTGGATAATTTCTAACTGATGTATTTCCTTCTATGTATCCAGATTCTGTTACTCTCAAGGAAGGAAAATAAAATTTCATGCCCGTAGGCAATTCTATTTGTTTGTTTATTAATGCATTATCTACCCATCTGCTTTGCTCCTTATCTATTTTGGAATACTTTTCTTTGAATGCTTTGTAATAACGTTTTTCAGATGCTGTTCCGCTTGTTCCACCATATAAAGGCTTAAATGTATGTGCTTTGGCAGTCTGCCGTGAGCATCCGATAATTCTAGATGTGTAACTATGTACGTCAACATTGCTCTGTATATCTTGAAATCCTTGATCATCTTGACCATACCAGACAGCGACTCTGAATTCCAATTGTGCTTCATCAGCTTCCCCCACCATCCACCCTGAGTTCCTTGCTCTAAACAAAGATTTAAACTCTCTATCCACATTTTGGAATTGGCACTTATATTCTTTTCCAGTTGAGGAATATCTACCAGTAGCAGTGACTGTTTGGTTAATTGAGGCGTAGAGTATCCCATCGCCTTCTTCGCAACATTTATAAAATTTCTCCAGAGATTTTGTAACTTGAGCATTTAATTTAGCCTGTTTTTGTTTGAGTTCTATAAATTTTCTTTGTCTTTTATTTTTTGGTTTGAGAAGTGAGATTGCAATCGATGAAGCAGTTCTTTCTCCTTTTGGTGTTCTAAGAACAGTTCCTGTAGTATCTTTTGGCTCTTGGAATTTAAGAGTGTCGTAGATGAATTCGGACATTTGTTTATTACTTCTTGGATTAAGACCGCCAGTGAACTTGTCAAGCTCTTCCTCAGAATCGTTAAGTTCTGCAACAATTGAATTGTACGTTTCATTTACTTTTTCCTCGTCTAAACACATGCCATTGAATTCTATATCCGCTATAACTGGTGCTTGTAAGCACTTTGTATAAAAAACACGTTCTAAGCCATTTTTAAATAATTCCTTACGTTGGGACTTAAACAACTTATATGTTTGCTCTACGTCCGTTTTAGCGTACTTTTTGAGCCAATTTTCGGGCATTTCTGAAGGGCATATTCCAGCCCCCATCATAGCACTAATTATCGACTCTTTTCCTCCCAGTTTTCGTCTTCTGAGGCATTCTTCCAACGATAACTTTCCTCTTCTGTTGGATCGGAGTACATATTCTGCCAATTGTGTACAAAAGGGAAGTGTTTTCTCAAGTCCGACTCCGAGGCGCTTAAGCCATCCAAGTTCGAATTTTGCGTTGTGCGCAACAATGAAATCAGCTCTTTCCACTTCGTTAAGAAAGTCTTCGATATGTATTGGCTCGGGATTTCGAACGTGAACTCCTCGTTCGTCACCGTTCCTTTGCCATGCAATGAGTAAGATACTGTTATTTTCATTTAATGGGTCTCCTTTATCTAAGTTAGTTGTTTCAAAATCAAATACCAAATAATCCTCAGACTTAAATAGTTTAGGATCTGGGTTTGTTACGAATTTTGGTATATTATTCAATTATTATTGCTCTCTCTTTGTAAGCCTGTTCTGGCAGTGGTTCACTATTAGCTTTATCGCAAACTAGCTCTGTGTAAGAATCTAGTGTTGAATAAAATATCTTTCCATTCACATTCCCAAACCACTTATCACGGTTCACTCTAAACAACAGAGTTCTAAAATCCTTTGTTTTTACTTCAATTCTAGTAGTAGACTCAGGAACAAAGTTATAAGTTCCATCGGAATGCTTAAAATAAGCAGTCATAAATATTATACATAAAGAATCTAGCATATTATATTATATATATATATATATATATATATATATTATATATATATATTATGTCTTTGTATTCTTTTCACCTTATTTATTTTTTTATCTTTTATAACAGGAAAATAAATA